TCAGTGACAAAAATAGGCTAACAAGTCCTACATATTCCAGTGAAACCAATAGCGATGCACAAGACACAAATGTCTATAATCCAAATACAGGAAACTGGAACGCAGGATCAAAACAGTATGCTAAACCGGGTCCTAGCGTGCCTTATAATAATCTCAGCGAACTTGATGCATATTTAACCATGCTGTTGAATCTTAATCGCGTAGGAACCAGTTTACTTGGATTGAATAACAGTCCCAGGACTGGCAAATACATACAGAGAACTATCTTAGCATAATGGCCAAGTACGCTAGCGGCAAATACACTGTCAAGAATCCCGAAAAATATATGGGCAAGCGCAGTCCTACCTATCGCAGCAGTTGGGAATTTGCTTTCATGAGCTTCGCTGACAACAATCCAGCGGTGTTAAATTGGACGTCAGAGAGCGTGAAAATACCCTATTTCAATCCCGTCAGCGGTAAGAATACTATCTACGTGCCAGACTTTCTCATAGTTTATGTAGACGCTAATCAAAAGCAACATACTGAACTAGTAGAAGTAAAGCCCTCAGCTGAGACTACCATGGAATCAGCACGCAGTTATCGCGATAAATTAAGTGTAGCCATGAACATGGCCAAGTGGGCGGCCGCGGATTCGTGGGCTCGCGCCAATAACATGCGATTTCGCGTCATAACCGAATACGATATCTTCAAGAATCAGAAGCGGTAAATACATGCATGACACAAAAACTAGAAGAACTATTTAACCTGCCACCTGTTGACACTACTACTTCAGAAGAAGCCAAATCTACTATTGAAGAAAATCGCGCTATCATACAAGAAGTTGATCTAGCCATTGATAAGATCGATGCCGCACTACCATTCGTAGCAGACTTAGACGTCAGCGATCGAGAGCTAGATGAGCTCAGCGATCTTGCTAAAGAAAAATTCCAGGACCTAATTGATCTAGGCATGAACGTTGAAGCACGCTTCAGCGGACACATCCTAGCCACAGCAGGCACCCTGTTAGGACATGCTATTACAGCCAAGCAAGCCAAGCTAGATAAAAAGCTACGTATGGTAGATCTACAGCTGAAAAAGGCTCGTTTAGACCAAGCAAATGCCAAAAATGACGGTGACAAACTAGTAGATGCCGCAGATGGCAAGGGTGTGGTATTAGATCGCAACGAACTGCTCAAGCAGATCCTAGGTAAATAATCTCCGGATTCTTGATAAATAACACTAATAGGATACATTCATATGAAAAACTTTTTAAAATATCTAAGTGAAGTACAAAAAACCTACGAATTCCGCATCAAGATCGCTAACTGTGATCCCAAGGATCAGTTAGATGGTCTTAAGGTTGGGTTATCTAAATATGCAGTGGAAAGTGTCAGCACAGCTAAACGCTTGCCGATCAAGGCCAACGACATTGATTTCCCTAGTATTCCTAACTGCGAAGTATTCTTGATGGATGCTGTGCTAAAATATCCAGTGAATGATCAACAACTACGTACGATCGTAGCAGAACGTCTTGGTTGTCCTATCGCCAATGTTGTAGTCGTTCCTAAGAATCATCCAGAAGAAATTTGGCGCTGGGATGTCGATGGACAAAGCGAGATCAAAGAATACAAACAAGGTGATGCAGAACTAACTAAACCTCTTCCAGAAGCTGATGCAGATCAAAAAGCAGCCAGCAAGGCTTATAGCGAAGCAGGAACCATACTTAAAGAATTAAGCAAACCAGCAGAGTTTGAGATCGCAGGCAGCGACAATACCATTGGTGGTGTTGCAAATCCTGCACATGGTAAGACTACTAATGATATTCCGAGCGGTAAGGATGCTCCATTAAGCAAACAAAACAAGATACCGAGCGCAAAATAGCATGAGTGAAAATATCTACGATATCTTATCTAAATTAAATGGTGCTATGGGCAAGATGCCATCTGGTACCGTTGAAGCTGATCCCATCGTAGAAAGCATAGACCCCGATGATCTATCTAGTGCTGTTAGTCTGTTAGAAAAAAAATTCAGTAAATTTAATCCTGGAGATGAGAGTGAAGGTAATTGGTTAAATCCCAAAGCCAAGCGAACAGTCCAGTTGGCCAAGGCCAAATATCCTGAAACTGCTAGCGATCTAGAAGCAGTAGTCGCAGCGATGGGCGATAAGACTGAAGAACTCGATCAGCGCGATAGAGAAACCGGCGAGTGGATAAACAACGCCAAGGCTACTATAGATGCCCAACAGAAAGAAATAAAACGAACAGAACAGGCTATCGTGGCTGCTAATGCACGCTATGATGCACAGGAAAAACGATTCCAAGATTTCACTCAACAAGTAGCTGCCGCTGACTTACCAGTCCAACAACAGGCCCAGGCCGCTGTGGATTTTGCTAAGGCAACAAAAGACTCTGGCGCTGCTCCAGAAAAAATAGCCGCGCAGGGTAAAGAGATTGTAGCCAAAGCCAAACAAAAGGCCAAAGCGAAAGAAAAAGAGCAACCATCAATCCAAGCCCAACCAACTGATGGTTCTGCTGATGCAGGCACTACAGATAAAAAAGAACTAGATACAACAGCGACTACTAGTACAACTGGTTGGAGTCCAGAGGTCATAAAATCCAGATTTGGTACTGATTTGCCAATTACTCCTGCACCAAAATCAACAACTTCAAAGACACAACAAAAATCTGCACCAGCATCAAAGGATCAACCTGTACCAATGAAGACACAAACAAAAAAATATGCTGGTGGACAAAAGACTTTCGGTACAAATAACGAATCTATAGAATTAAATGAGCAATATAATCCCGTAGCAGCAAAAAATTCACAAGCGTTGTCTGACTGGTCAGGTGCAATGGCTGAATATTATGAACATTTACAAGAACCACCGCAACCAGGACAACCTGCACCTACACCACCGCAACAGTCTGTTAAATTAGAATTTCCAGACGGTGCGGTTAACCTATCAAAAGCTACTATTGATAGAATGATCACAGTGTTCACAAAAATGAGAGTTGCACAAAGAACAGCTATGATTAACTCAGTGTTGAGTGATAGAGAACAATTAAATTGGTTCTTACAAAATATGAATTCTCCACGTAAGATCACTGCTCCACAAACAACTCAACAGCAGTTGAAAAAAGGGCAAACTCCTGATATGTTTGATCAACCTGATCTAGCACAACAAAAATTGCCAGCCGGAGCACGTGATCCTTATTTAGATCCACAGTTTGAAAATAAAAAATTTTTAGGAAACCCAGGTATGAAAAACTTAGAAAAAATAGCAGAAAGCCTCATGGAGCGATTCATGAACTTCAAAGAAGATGCTAAACCAGACTTCTTAGATCTTGACAAAGATGGCGACACTGAAGAGCCAATGAAGAAGGCCGCTAAAGATGCTAAAGACGAAGAGCCAGCAAAACCAGATAGTGATGCTGTAGCTAAACGCAAACGCCTACAAGCACTTAAAGACAAACAAGAAGATGAACGTGCTGAGAAAGGTGATTATGATAGCAAATCATCAACACGTGTTGTTAAAGGTCGTGCTTATGGTGGTGCCGCACAAAAAGATGATGAAGAAAAAGATGAAGTAGATGAAAGTGGCCTACAAGCATATCTAGGTAAAAAGAAATATGGTAAAGATGGGATGGCAGCCCTACAAAAAGCAGGTCGTGAAGGCGCAAGCAAAGAGAAAATGGCTAGTATCCGTGCTAAACATGACAAGTTTGATGAATCAGCTAAGCCAGACTATATCGATCTCGATAAAGATGGCAACAAAACAGAACCTATGAAGAAAGCAGCCAAGGATGCTAAACAAGTTGACGAAGTAGCACCTCCAGGCGCTAAAGCAGAACGCATGGTTAAACACATCAAGAAAGGTTATGCCAAAGATGGCAAACTATCTAAGAAAGAAAAAGGCATCGCTTATGCTACTGCTTGGAAAGCACACAACAAAGGCCAAGTAGAAGAAGCTACAAAATTTGGTGACACTATTAAAAATTCCAAAGCAGAAATGAAAAAACATAAAATGGTCCATGAAGGACGTAACCCAGAAAGCAGTGAATATACTTATGAAACAGTTGGTCGTATTCTATCAGATGAACAACCAGGATTAGACTGCAATTCAGAAGCGTTCGTTAAAGCAGTTTATGACGAATTGATTGAAATGAAAATGACACCAAAGGCAGCTCGTTGGTTAGTCCATTATGATGAAGACTTTATCAGTGACTGTGCTACATCATACAGCCATTTCTGTGATAGCAAAGAAAAAGAAGCTATGGAATGTGGTGCACCGATGAACAGTTTCGTCAGTGAGGAACCTCTATTAGATGCAGAACACGAGCTAGCAGAAATCGCTAAACTAGCAGGCCTAGCACGTGAGGACTTCAATCCAATGGTACCAGGTGACTCAGCAAGTCCATTGACCTATGCAGGTTGTTCAAAATGCAATGCTGACCCTTGTTGCTGTGAAGATGAAAAAGCCATGGACGAAGGTATGGGCTGTAGCGAAGATGAATTAAATGAAGCTGCAACAAGAAAAGATTTCCGCATGGTAGCAGACTTGCTTAAATCGATTCCAGATATAGCCAAACGTACTGAATTGGCCATGTATCATGCAGACATATTCAAACAACAAAATCCAAGATTTAAAAAAGAAATGTTCTTGGCAGCTGCAGGGGTTGATACTACACCCATCAAAGACGCTGAAGATGAAGTATTAGTAAGTGAAGAAGAAGTAGGTGAAGGTAACGAATTCTCAGGTGCACTAGCCAAAGCTCGCGCTGAAGGGAAAAAGGAGTTTGAAGTGGACGGTAAAAAATATACAGTAAAAGAAGATATCAACATTAATGTATCAGCAAACGGTGAAGAAGATGTAGTTAATCTAATCCGCAAGCTAAGTGGTATGCCAGTTGTTGCTATCCAAGCACAACCAGCGATGGCTGAAGAAGTTGTTGCTGAAGAAGGTCCTAAAGAGCGTGACATAGAATACACAAACACACCACGCGAAGAAGTTGCAGGCACAGATGCAGCTATTCCGAGTGGTACTGATCTACATCGTTCTAAGAAAGCATACAGTGATAAACCATTCCGTGGTGACAATCCAATGGCAGTAGCAGAAGCTAAAGAAGAAAGTCTTTGGAAAGCATACGAAAGTATGATCAACGACGTTAAGGCATAATTATGAAAGAGTTAAAAGAATTTGTTGAGATGATGGACGCTATTGCTGCAGGCGAACCTATCCAAGAAGATGCCGTAGATCGAGCACATCTCAGCGATATGCTAGATCAACTTGAAGAACATCTCAATCAAGCTTCGGGCATCGCTAGTGATCTGGCACGCTATGGTCGCGATCTTCCAGGCCCATTCTCAGGACAAATCCGTAGCTATCTTACACCACATTTAGAAAGCTTCATAGATGATCGTCGCCAACCAGGCAGCGTAGCTAGCCTACGCAGTATGTTAATTGACAGCGGTGATGAAGACGAAGATCAAGACGATTATGAAAATTAATGAGATTATCACAGAAGTATTAGAAAGAGGTAAGTTTCGTAAGTCAACTCGCCAATCTCTATCAAACGTAGATAGTTATCCATATTTAGATAATAATTCACATCCTTATGTAGCCTATAGATTTGGTATGGCGTTGGCTAGAAGTCCCGATGATGTAGTTGATCCCCTAGGTCCAATAGGTAGTGAATTTACAACGGTTGGATATAGTGATGCTGATCAAGAAATCATCGATCATGCACGTAAAGAATTTGGATTAAAAATAAGAAAACACAGCGGAAAAGGCAGTGAAGAATTAGAAAAAATTAACAAAGTCAGCCCTGTCGCTAAACCTAAACGTAACAAATACGGAGTTTAACATGGACGATATAGACCAAATCAAGCAACTAGCCGGCATCACACAAAACATTGGTCGCCTACAGGAATACAAAGGCGAAGGTACAGTTAGCACAGAAGGCAGTAATATGAGCATAACTGCCAACGAAAAAATACAATATCAAAAAGAACACAACGTCCAACCAGGAACCCCAGAATGGTTCCAATTATGGTTCTCAAAACCATATCTAACCGGCGAAAAGCCCTGGTAATTAATTACCGGTAGCACCGGTAGTTCATAAATAATTCTATGTATAATGTATATTTGGTTCAGCCAAATTTTGATTTTGGCCCTACTTCAACACCTGAATATTTTTTGCCTTATTCTGTTGGAATATTATGGAGTTATGTTTCACAATTTGACAACATAAAAAATAATTTTAAATTAGGTGAAATATTTTTTAAACGAGAAAATATTAAACAAATAATATCTCGATTAGAAACTCCCAAAATTGTAGCGTTTAGTTGTTATGTCTGGAATTGGGAATATAACAAAGAGTTAGCCAAACAAATTAAAAAAGAATTCCCTGACTCCTTAATAGTATTTGGTGGTCCGCAAGTAACTAATAAACCATTCCAAAAATTATTCTTTAAAAATCACCCATATGTAGATTGTATTGTTAACGGAGAAGGAGAATATGCTTTTAAGGATGTTTTAGATACAATTCTTACTAACGGAATAATTAAAAAAGTTTATTCATCGGCTAGAATAGATAATTTAGATAGCATACCAAGTCCGTATTTAACAGGAGTATTTGATCAATTAGTATCAAATGATTCAATTAAATGGCAGATGATTTTAGAAACAAACAGGGGATGCCCGTTTTCCTGTACGTTTTGTGATTGGGGCGGAGTTACCTATAGTAAAATAAAAAAATTTAATCTTGAAAGAGTATTTGAAGAGTTAGAGTGGGCATCAAAACATAAAATAGAATATATCGCTATACCAGATGCTAATTTTGGTATTTTTGTAGAACGAGATAAACAAATAGCAATAGAAATAGATAGACTCAAAAGAACAACAGGTTATCCCCGCACATTATCAGTTAGTTGGAACAAAACGTCCAGCCTTAAAGTGCTCGAAATAGCAAAAATATTAGGGCCTAGGGGATTAACAGTTTCTGTGCAAAGCATGTCTGATGAAGTGCTAACAGAAATTAAAAGAAAAAATATGGATTTAAGTAATATGGCGGCACTTTTGCCTAAATGTGAAATAGCTGGTGTTCCTGTTTATTCTGAATTGATATTAGGCTTGCCGTTTGAGACCAATGAATCGTGGCGATTAGGTCATTTTGCATTATTAAATCATAATCAGCACTCAACGGTAGATGTTTATTTGACAATGATTTTGGAAAATTCAGAACTTAACAGTGTTGAACAGATAGAAAAGCACCAACTTGAATTGATTGAGGTAGAAAATTATTTAAGCGGCAAAGATGATTTGACTGATTCAATAATTGAGAAACAAAAATTAATTCGAGCTACAAAATATATGGATATATCTGAACTAATAGAATCGTTTATGTTTAGTTGGATGATGACTACTTTTCATTATATTGGTTACAGTCAGATTTATAGTAGATATCTAAATAATGCACACAGTATAAGTTATGAAACATTCTATAATAGATTATATGATTTTATAATAAAGTCAAACGGTATATTGAATAAAGAATATAAGAATGTAAAAAATATTATAAATTCTTATCTTAATACAGGGCGATTAGATTCGTCGTCAAAATTTAAATCTGGAACAAATATAATATGGAATTCTACTAGAGTGTTTCCGGTTGAACTAACACAGGTTCAGACCGAATTAGAAAATTTTGTAAGAAATAGTTATAAAATATCAGAGATTGATGAACTAGTGTTATTTCAAAAACATTTTAATGTTGATTTTAAGCAAAAATATCCTTACCACATCGACATAGACAGCAACATTTATAATCAAACATTTTTTTCTAAGGAAGCATCTGGAAAAACAACTCTGATACTGGATTCGATCATCAACGAAACTAATATTGATGAGTTTTGCAGAAGATTTTATATAGGAAGAAGAAGTGGTTCTAGTAAAGTAAAAATTAAACTTGATAAGTAATAGTATGGCAACGGCTAAAGGAACAGATAGTGTTCTAGTAAAGAAGCCTCATACCCGTGAGAGCTTTACTGAAGAACAATTAAGAGAATTCGCAAAGTGCGCAGACCCTAGCACGGGCCCTGAATACTTTATGAGCAACTACTTTTACATACAGCATCCTACTCGAGGACGTATGCTGTATGCACCATTTAACTATCAGAAACGCCTAATCCATACCTATCATAACTATCGCTTTAGCATCAGTCTAATGCCCCGGCAAACAGGTAAGTCAACGTCAGCAGCGGGATACCTACTTTGGTATGCTATGTTTAAATCTGACAGCACTATCCTAATTGCCGCACACAAATACACAGGCTCACAAGAAATCATGCAACGTATCCGTTACGCTTACGAAAGCGTGCCGGATTTCATACGTGCAGGTGCGGTGAGTTACAACAAAGGTAGTATAGATTTTGATAATGGTAGTCGTATTATATCAGCTACAACAACAGAAAATACAGGTCGAGGCCTGAGTATTTCATTGCTGTATGCTGATGAGTTTGCCTTCGTTCGCCCTACTATAGGTCGTGAATTCTGGACTTCAATCAGTCCTACATTAGCCACTGGTGGTAAATGTATTATCACTAGTACCCCTAACAGCGATGAAGATCAGTTTGCTACCTTATGGAAAGGTGCTAACAAGCAGTTTGACGAGTTTGGTAATCCAACTGAACTTGGCATCAATGGATTCAAAGCATTCCGTAGCTATTGGAACGAACACCCAGATCGTGATGAAGCTTGGGCCGTACAACAACGAGCACAGCTAGGTGATGAACGTTTCCGCCGTGAAATGGATTGTGAATTCATCATCTGGGAAGAAACCCTAATCAGTCCTAGTTTCTTAGTCGAAATGCAAGGGTTGGATCCCATAGAACGCCAGGGGCAAGTGCGCTGGTATAAACGTCCAGAAGCGCAATATACCTATGTGGTGTCTTTAGATCCCAGCTTAGGCACGGGTGGAGATCCTGCAGGTATACAGATATTTGAATTGCCTACATTTAGGCAAGTAGGTGAGTGGCAGCATAATCGCACACCCATACAGCAACAGGTAGGGATCCTAACAGAAATAACCAAATATCTCGCCGAAACAGTCAATCCCAACAATATTTACTACAGTGTAGAAAATAACACCGTAGGCGAAGCGGCTCTGATCAGCATCAGTGAAATTGGTGAAGAGAACATCAAGGGCATATTCCTAAGCGAATCTAAACGCATGGGATCTGGCCGGCGTTATCGCAAGGGATTTAATACCACTAATTCCAGCAAGATATCAGCCTGCGCTAAACTTAAAAATCTAATAGAATCCAAACGCATGACGATCGTCAGCCGTCCATTGATATCAGAACTCAAGACTTTTGTAGCACATGGCAGTAGTTATGCGGCAAAACCAGGCGAAACTGACGATCTAGTAATGAGCTTGATACTAATAGTACGCATGGCGCAGATGTTGCAGAGCTTTGACAGCCAGCTGGATTTGACCATGAAAGACAGCTTGGAAGATGTGATCGAGCCCATGCCATTCTTCATTACATAGATAAATACTTACATGAGAGAAATTAACAAGATAGCAGAAGGCCTATTTGAGAAAATCCGTGATAGATTCGAGGATGTCAGTTTGGGCGATGATAAAGCCAAGGCCACTACAGATCCAGAATCTGCACGTTTTTTCAACTTTGACTATGTGATAGATGACCATGATCACGGTAATATCACCATCAGCCTGATAGATGAAACTAGTCTAAAAGTCTATTTTAGCAAGAATATCAGCGATGATCTAGATGACGAACACAAAAAAGAATGGTATAGATTCCTGCGTGAACTGCGTGAATTTGCCAAGCGTAATCTGTTGAGCTTTGAGCCCAGAGATATCACACGCTCAACACTAAAACATCGTGATATACAGCAGATCAGCAAGTCAGATGATACCTATACTAGAGACGATGTAGTCAGCGAAAGCCTATATGGTACCCGACGATCAAGCTATGAAAAGAAAGGTCCTGTACGCATCATAGTTCGCCACAGCCAACCTATCATAGATGAAGAAAATCGCCGTTCCCGAGCACATCATATTAACAATATCTATGTTGAAAATCAAGAAGGTGAGCGTTTCAAGATGCCAGTCAAGAGCTTGAAACTAGCCCGTGCAGTAGCACAGCATTTCAAACAAGGTGGCGATCTACACGATGATTTAGGTCGACACATCTGTGAAATGGCTATAGAAGCGGCTAAACTTAAACCATTTTTGAACAAAGTCCGCTACAGAACATTTGAAGACACGCAAACACACGCGATGGTAGAAGCAGCATTTGAATATCATGGCCTATTAAATAACACACTAACTCGCATGACAGGCAAGAAAGGTTACAAAAAATGCGCAGAACAATTTGTAGCAACATCAACCAGCTATATTCCAGAAGTTGATACAGATGAAATGAAAGAGCGTTTCGTTAAACGCACATTTGATGAACGGTTAGAGGAAGCATTACCTTTGGTACATAAGGCATATAACATGAAGAAAGAAAATAAATTTGCAGAACAATTTGAAAGCTGGGCTGACACGGTCAGCGAAGGTACCTGGGCAGTGCCAGACAGTGATGATGAAGTTGCTAAGTTGATCGATGTACTAAATCAACCCTTGCCAGTAGGAGTAGATGGGCAGAACGCTACTAACGCACTGTACAATATCATCGGTGACGACAGACTGTTTGATCGTCTAGGAGAACTGGCTAAATCAGATCCAGAAGCAGATGCACGTGACCTAGTAGTTGATTGGCTACAGGATAACCTACCACACATCTATCAACAGATCATGAATGAAATCGGTGACCAAGATACACCAGCAGAACCAGCAGAAGACAATCAAGAAGTAGACGAAGGTAACACTTATGGCTCAAGCAACAGTGGTATAGATGGTGTGGTCTACGAAGAAGACAAAGAAGATTGCAAATATTGCGGCGGTGATTGTCCACATGATGAAGAACACGCCTGCGATGGTTACCTAGGTGACATTGACGACTTATACAAAGATACAGTAAAAGAAGACGAAGAAGATGATGATGGTGGTTTCGAAGCGATCCAATCAGCTATCATACGCAGGATTGCACACAGCCATCATGAACTATTGATGAAACTAGGTCCAGATAGTGTATTAGAAGCGGCACGTGAAATAGCAGAATATGCTGCACCTGTTGAAGAAATTGGTACTAGCGATGTCAGTGGCTGGGTTCGCCAAATTGAACAGGACGCCGGTATCGAAAGTAAAGAAGTAACAGAAGAACGAGATATTGAAGACAGTGAACAGGTATGTGTCTATTGTGGTGATCCACGTGATGACAAACTTGGTTGCTGTGATGAAAATCATTTTATCACAAAGAAAGAATTTGACAAAGACAATGAAGTCAATGAAGAAAAAGATACTATTAAATATGATCCTAAAACAGGCAAATTAACAGGCTGGGAACACGAAGGTGATTGGAAAAAACAAACTAAGAAGAAAGATCCTGTTGGTAAGATCCATCACATGAGTGATGTTGCTCGCAGACGAACAGAAAAGATGGCTAAAGACGAAACATTAGAAGAAACATTTGAAAAATTAGTAAACGAAGGATCAATCAATGTAGGCGATATGATCAGAGATAAAACTCAACCAAAAATCTCAGGCAAAGTAGTAGGTGACATGGAAGAAAATTATACTATACAAGTTGATGATAAAATATATCACATTAAAAAATTAGATGCAGAAAAGGTAGCCAAAGAAGCGATAGAAATGCCAGACAATCCTGATTACAAACCATACGATAAACCAACATTCCAACGTAAAGGCATCACTCCAGGACAACCCACAGGCACGTTACCAGGCGTTAACCCAGCAGCTCAAAGAGAAAAACAACCATGGGCAGGTATTAATACTGCTGAACCTGCTTACAAGAGAAAAGCACAATACGATCAAGAACAACAACAACTTAGGAAACTAGCAGGCGTAAAATAAAATACTAAATCACCAAAAGGGTCTTCGAGGCCCTTTTGTTTTGACTAAAATTTTGGCTAAATTAGTCTTGCGACATAAATAATATTAGCGTATTATGTTAAGATGCATAACACGTTTAGGCATATTAAAGACCAACTTAAGGAGAAACAACATGGCAACATCATTAGCAGAAATCCGTGCAAAGTTACAAGCATCAGAAAACCGTGGCACAGGCGGTAATTCACAAAGTGGTGGCGACAACGCTATCTACGCACACTGGAACATCCAAGAAGGCACAAACGCTCGCATTAGATTCCTTCCAGACGCAGACACAAAAAACACATTCTTTTGGGTAGAACGAGCAATGATCAATTTACCATTTGCTGGCGTCAAAGGCCAAGCAGACAGTAAACCAGTCACAGTTCAAGTACCATGCGTTGAGATGTGGGGTGAAGCATGTCCAATCTTAGCAGAAGTACGTACTTGGTTTAAAGACCAAAGTCTAGAAGAAATGGGTCGTAAGTATTGGAAGAAAAGATCATACTTGTTCCAAGGTTTTGTGCGTGAGAATCCACTTGCAGACGACAAGACACCAGAAAACCCAATTCGTAGATTTATCATCAGCCCACAGATTTTCAATCTAGTAAAAGCTGCATTGTTAGATCCAGAACTAGAAAACCTTCCAACAGACTATCAAGGTGGTTTAGACTTTACAGTTACTAAAACATCAAAAGGTGGTTATGCTGACTACTCAACAAGTAAATGGTCACGCAAAGAATCTGCACTAACAGCAGAAGAAGCTGCGGCGATCGAAACTCATGGCTTATACAACTTGAAAGATTTCTTACCTAAGAAACCTAGCGAAGTTGAACTTAAAGTTATGAAAGAAATGTTTGAAGCATCAGTAGATGGTCAAGCATATGACGTAGATCGTTGGGGTAACTACTACAAACCAAGAGGCGTAACGATCGTTACAGCTGAATCATCTGCTCCAGCAGTGGTCGCTCCTACACTGACAGTTGATGGTCATGGTGATGTGCATGAAATTGAAGACACACCGGCACCCGTGATCGCAGAGGCTGCACCAGCAGCTCCTACAGCACCGGTTGCAACACCTCCAGCAGGTGGCGCGGCTAGAGCTGAAGACATCCTAGCGATGATCCGTAACCGTCAGAAGACTAGCTAAGTAGTACAATCTAGATGTTGAGTAGATTAGATGACATAATCTATCCAAACCGTTGTGAAGTTATAGAAATAGAAGCTTCACAACGGTACATCTACCCCATTTTTAAAAATGGTAGTAGTAGTCTTACCGAATACGCACAAGCTCAACAACTAAAGATTCTATTCAATGAGCAGATAAGAAAATTATCTGATATTAACATAATCATAAGAAATCCGCAAGAACGATTTATTTCAGGATTTAACACTTACGTCTATAATACTAAACAAGAAAATCCACAACTAGATTTAGACACCGTAATTTATTTTGCTGAAACATATTTATTTTTGAATAGACACTACGCACCACAGTTCAGTTGGATAGTCAATCTAACTAGATATGCTGACAAACATACCAAACTACATCTATTAGGCATGGATAGTTTAAAAAATTTTACACCATTGAATATAAAGCCCAATGAAACCCCATTATTATCTGCTGAAGTAGTAGATAGACTAACCACTAACATACACAATGAAATGTATTTAAGAATTGATAATCTATTATTAAACTTAGTCGGCGAAAGTATGACATTTGATGAGATATTAAAATATCTTAAAGAGAAAGATCCCAAGGCATGCGCTCATGTATTGTCCTAGACTAGACCATTTTGTTAGATTTAATCCTGACGGCACAGTCGGTTGTTGCGGCCATATGACTGCTGGTCCTAGATTTAACTCATACAGTGAACTAGAATCCAGTGATTGGATCGTAGATATAAAAGATAAAATGTCCCGTGATGCTTGGCCCGCGGAATGTCACCGCTGTAAAACAACAGAACAAGAATCTAATACTAGCATCAGACTAGATAGCATCAAACGAGACCAAATTTTTAAAAAGATACGCAAAGACTATTTGATAGTTGGCGGGGTATTAGACAATGTTTGTAATAGTGCCTGTCTAACCTGTAACGAACAACTTAGTACTAAAATTGGTAGTTTGACTAATAAAAAATACATTAAAATCAACAATGCTAACAAGTTTTGGGAATTACCACAAGAACGTATTATTCATTTGGATATCAATGGCGGTGAACCAAGTCATAGTAAAAATTATAAGCACTTACTAGCAAATTTACCTAAGAATGTAAAATCAGTCAGGCTTAATACAAACTGTAGTAAAGTATTAGAAGAATTGTTGCCATTGAAGGCTCGCGGCATTGATATTACTGTGACCGTTAGTTTAGATGGAATTGGCGCCGTACATGATTTTGTACGTTGGCCAATTAAATGGGACAAGTTCTACAAAAACTTAATGACATATAAAACAATGCCTGTAAAATTAAATCTGTGGACTACTGTAAGTGTATTAAACGTAGATGATTTGCCAAACATCGTAGCATTTGCTCAAGAACACGGTATTGACCATAGCTACGCTTATCTAACAACACCAAGTGAATTAGCAATTGAAAATAAAGGCACGCCAGAGTCATTGGCATACATACAAGAACAAAGCAAGTTGAGGGGTATATGAACAGTTTAAATTAGACATTTACCAAAAAGCATGTTACAATTAGTAAAGAAGTATTATATATTTTAATAGAGAGGCAAATATTTATGGCAAAACCATTCGATATATCAAAATTTAGAAAGTCGATTACCAAAAGCATTGAAGGTTTAGGTATTGGATTTAACGATCCTACAGACTGGATTTCAACAGGCAACTATACATTAAACTACTTACTAAGTGGAGACTTTAACAAAGGTATTCCGATGGGTAAAGTTACAGTGTTTGCTGGGGAGTCGGGCGCAGGAAAATCATTTATCTGTTCAGGTAATATTGTTCGACACGCACAAGAGCAAGGCATTTATGTAATATTAATTGATACAGAAAATGCACTTGATGAAGCATGGTTACACGCACTTGGTGTAGACACTAGTGAAGAAAAACTACTTAAACTTAACATGGCTATGATTGATGACGTGGCTAAAGTTATCAGTGACTTTGTTAAAGAATACAAAACATTACCTGCAGAAGAACGTCCAAAAGTATTATTTGTTCTAGACAGTTTAGGTATGATGTTAACTCCAACAGACGTTAACCAGTTTGAAGCAGGTGAAATGAAGGGTGATATGGGTCGTAAACCTAAAGCACTTACAGCACTTGTTCGTAACTGTGTGAATATGTTTGGTTCATTAAACATTGGTCTAGTAGCAACTAATCACACATACGCTTCACAAGACATGTTCGATCCTGACGATAAGATTTCAGGCGGACAAGGCTTTATTTACGCATCAAGTATCGTTGTAGCTATGCGAAAACTTAAACTTAAAACAGACGCTGACGGTAATAAGACTACAACAGTTAACGGTATCCGTGCTGCATGTAAGATTATGAAGACCAGATATGCTAAACCGTTTGAGTCAGTACAAGTAGAAATTCCATATGAAACTGGTATGAGTCCATACAGTGGCTTGACAGACATGCTGGAAGCTAAGAACTTGCTTAAGAAAGAAGGTAACAGTTTGGTTTACACTTTTGCTGATAAAACGACTATTAAACAATTCCGCAAAGCATGGGAACGCAATGAAGACGATTGCTTGGACAAAGTAATGAAAGAATTATCATCTAATGTCAACCTGCTAAGTACTGAGTCAAAAGTAGTTGAACAAACACAAGAGGAAACAGCAGAAGATTAAGTTAAATACAAATGAATCATATAAAATTTACATTTAAACTAACGGAATGTAACGGTTGGCCAAAAATACGGGTATTAGTAGATAACGACTTATATGAAGACCGTCAATTTACTTCAGAATTAGAAGAAATAACGGTACCAATTGAGGTATTAGATGGCGATCATATCATATCTATAGAACGTTATGGTAAAATTGTTAATAATACTATGGTTGATCAGCAAGGTAACATATTGAAAGATCAACTAGTTGAATTATTAGATATATATGTTGATAGTATAAAATTACCTGAGTGGTTTACATATTTAGGAACGTATGTATTTAATAATACAACCTACCCACAAGCTAAAATTTGGGGAGTCAACGGGGTATGGGATTGGCCATTTGCAACTCCAATAATTACTTGGGTATTAGATAAAAAGACAGAGAATGATGAAAAATATAATCCTCCTACAAAATCTACACGTGTAAAATGGCAAGAGATGATTAAAAAATATCAAGAATTTGGAAAAATTTTGAAAGAAACAGATGACTAAGTATAAGAAAGCAGTATTAGTATCATCGGCGATGTTGACGACCGATCGGGCGCCTGCAGGATTGGCCTTCTTAGCAGGAATCTGTGATCACAATCAAGTTAACTATGAATTGTTTGATCTTAATCTGTTTATACAACAAACATATGACATTGATGTTTGGACTAAGATAGAAGCCTGTTCATATAATATGAAATTTGTCTATCCCAACGAAGAAATAGAGAAAATAGTCAATGAAGCAAGTGAGCAAGCCGTAGAAAAAGTTCTAGCTCATGATCCGGATCTGGTTGCTATTACTTCACTAAGCGCCATGCAAATCGCCTGGACAGAAAAATTTTTAGCTACTTTAAAAAAGAAAAGTAATGTAACAACTATTGCAGGTGGTCCCGGTATAAGTTACGAACAGGAAATAGGAAAAACAGCAGGAAGGATTTTAGTTGACAAAGGTATATTAGACTATTTTGTATTAGGAGAAGGTGACTTCGCATTTAGTAATTTCCTTCACGGTCAAATTGATATCGGGGTAAACTCTAAATCTACATTAACTGATGCGTGGGTTGCACAGATCGATAATTTAGATAATTTAATTTTACCTACATATAAAAAAATTGATATAATGCAGTATGGTCATGCAAATACTTTAAGCAAAAATAAAATACCACCTACTATAAATATAACCGGTAGTCGAGGGTGTGTGCGTCGATGTACATTTTGTGATATTGGATCCATATGGAAAAAATTCAGATTTAGAAGTGCCAAACATATCGTAGCAGAAATAATTAGAAATTACAATGAAACCGAATGTACTAATTATTTTTTTAACGATAGCTTAATCAATGGATCATTGAAACAATTTAAAGAAGTCATGCAGGAAATATTAAACGCAAAAAAAACAATCTCGGGCTTTGAATCAATGACTTATTCGGGACAATTTATTATCCGCCCAAAAGATCAACATCCGGAATATCTATATGAGCTGTTAAGAGATTCCGGGTGTGATCATCTTCAAGTAGGTATAGAGTCAGGCAGTGAACGTGTGCGTAATCATATGGGTAAGAAATTTTCAAATCTCGACATTGACTACCATTTTGAAATGTCGTCTAAATATGGAATTAAAAACTTTATCACGACGTTTACTGGTTATCCTACAGAAACCATAGAAGATTGGGAAGATACTGTAACTTTTTATAAAAAGAATCAAAAATATCTAATAGATAGTACCATCATTGGTACAAGTATGGGCGGCACTACAGTACTTTATACAAATACACCATTGTGGGAGAAGTTTGACGAATTAGGAATAGAAATACACAATACACAATATTCTAACATTAGTAATTGGACTGTTGGGGTTAACCCCACATTAACTGTTAAAGAAAGACTTCGACGATATATTGAAATGTCAAAATTGTTAACAGAATTGAGATATCCGATGAGTATCGATAATTTAGTATATATAGAATTATATGTTGAAGAGTTTACCGCAAATATGAAGGCGGCCAAAGAGAAAAAGAAAAATAAAGTTATACCTATTTTAACACACTGAGGAATGAAGCATGACCATTGAATTAGATGCATTAAGTGAAGTTTGGTTAACCTGTAAAGAGTATATCAATCCCAAGGATCGCCAAGCAGCTGCCGATCATGTAATTAGCGTTGTGGCAGATCATAATATTTTAGAGCGCGATATCAAAGCCTTTGGTGGTACTGATGCTTATCTTAAGCGAGCAGTTAAAGAGTATCTCGGCGATGAAGAAGATGAAGCAATCGCCGAGGAAGAAGATGACGGTGATGATTATTAATGTGGTATAGTCGTGTAGTTGCAAGTTTAGGCAGTATTCCTGATTTCATTGATCATTATGAAAAAGAACTGGATGAAGCTAAAACAGAAGTTGGGGTCTATGGAAACATAGAAAAGAATCTTGCTGGCCTGCCCGGTATTACTGAACGACGCTTTAATCAGTTACAAGAGATTGAAGCGGTTCTCAACTATCTAAATATTCAACTACGCAAGATACGTACTAAACACTTTAAGAAATACTTAGAAAACTATCAACGTGCTTTAACAAGTCGTGACGTAGAAAAATATGTTGATGGCGAGGATGAAGTCATTGACTTTGAAACTATCATCAACGAAGTCGCATTACTGCGTAATCGTTGGTTAGGCATCATGAAAGGACTTGAAAGCAAGAATTTTATGCTGGGTCACGTGACCCGTTTACGTACAGCTGGTATGGAGGACGCATCAATTGGCTAGACACAGTTTATCTATATTAGAAACCGTACGTCAGTATGACATGTTTTTAGAAAGCATACGTCATGTTGCAGATCTGGGGTGCGGCACAGGTGAAGACATCACCTGGTGGGCCACCTTAGAAAATAACGATAATCCACCAGAGCCCTATAACTTCAATTGCTTTGCTGTTGATAATAACAAGGACAGGCTAGCACAGGTTCCTAATCTCAAGAATATACACAAGATTCATGACATCTATGATCGACCGATCCTATTCCCAGTCAGCATAGATCTAATCTGGGCGCATGATAGTTTGCAGTACAGCATAAATCCTCTAGAAACTATCCGGTTATGGAACAGTTACATGACTGTTAATGGTATGCTATTATTAAGCGTTCCACAACATACTGGTATAGAATACAATCGGCATTACAGTAGAGGATATAGCGGGTGCTACTTCCACTATAATCCAATTAACTTAATCTACATGTTAGCAGTCAATGGATTTGACTGTCGTGACGCATACCTATTAAAGAAATTCCAAGATCCATGGATTAACATGGCTGTATATAAAACTGATATAGCGCCAATGGACCCACTGACTACCACCTGGTATGATCTAGCTGACAAAAATTTGCTACATCCTACAATAGTTGATAGCATCAATGCTAACGGGTATCTCAAGCAAGAAGAAATTTGCATGCCTTGGCTAGACAAAGAACTTTATTTTATTGACTATCAAAGTACGAAGATGGAATTTCCGGCACCCACAGACACTACTGGGATATTTAACGAAACAACCAAATCTGACAAATCTACAGTAGTCCAAGCTAATCCTGCTTCAAAAGAAACTAGAATACTTAAACCATTAACAATCAAAAGCACACCTCCTACCAGGAAGAGCTATAAGCATGGTAAATAGAGTTGTTTTAGTTACAGGGGGGTTTGACCCTATACATTCTGGACATATTGAATATTTCCGTGAGGCTCGTCGTCTAGGTGACATCCTAGTAGTTGGAGTAAACAGCGACAGCTGGCTACAACGTAAAAAAGGCCGCGAGTTCATGCCCAGCTATGAGCGTGTGCAGATCATTGAAAATCTCCGCATGGTAGATCACTGTATCTTGTTTAACGACGCAGAAGATCACGCTATCGAAGCCATACGTAATGTTAAAACCATGTATCCTAACAGCGAAATCATCTTTGCTAACGGTGGTGATCGTACAGCAGATAATATCCCAGAAATGTCAGAACCAGATGTTAAGTTTGAATTTGGTGTAGGCGGTTATAATAAAAAGAATTCAAGTAGTTGGATCCTTGAAGAATATAAAGCCCCCAAAACAATTCGTCCCTGGGGTTATTATCGTGTCTTACATGAAGTTCCGGGCACCAAAGTAAAAGAACTCACTATTAATCCAAGGCAAAGCCTAACCATGCAACGACATTATGATCGTGACGAACACTGGCATGTAGCAGAAGGCGCATGTACTGTAGACTTTGAAGATGCTACTACTAAAAGTCACATTAAACTTAAACGACACGATCAGTTTACGATCAAAGCTGAGTGTTGGCATAAACTACACAATCCCACCGATACACTCTGTAAAATAGTTGAAATCCAGTATGGTATTGCCTGCGTAGAAGAAGATATAGAACGCAGATAAATACTATATCATGAAAATTAGAGATATAGTAGAAAGCACAGTAATCCAAGAGGCTCCAGAGCCTGCGATATTGGCGTTCCTAAAAAAAGTCAAACTTAAAACCCTTGTCAAGGGTAACAACATAGAAGTATTAGTAGATACTCCGCCAAAGAATAAAGATATTTTTAGGAAAGAAGTATTACTAACTCTACTAAAAAATCTCAAAGCCGCCAAGGCTGCATATGATCCTTTAGGTAGTAGCATAGGCCGTATAGTATTTGCAGACAATCCAACAAAGATCTATGTCAAAGACATAGGTAAAAAAGGTGACAACAGTGCCGGAATTGGTAACGAAAAAGCCATCGCAGAGATGATCGAAAAAGTCATTGAAGTTCACGGATCTGCCAATGTGACATTTGTTGATGATCAAAAAAGAAAACTTACAATTAAAAATGTTACACAAGTAGATATCGCTGGTAGAAGTTCGGGAACACGCAAGCACGGTGGTGAAGTTAAAAAAGCTGATGTAGTATTACGTAGTCCACGTGGACAGCTACCGGTATCTATCAAAAAAATCAATGCTGAGTATTGGGAAAGTGCAGATACTTACTATGGTGCTAAAGCAGGGGCATTAATTAAAAAATTGCGCCAAGAAGGTTATATCAAACTATTAAAAACAGATAAGCCAGGTATTCTTAAACTCAACAAAGAAATCGTAGTTGAACCTACAGAACAAGAAGCACAACATGTGATATTTGGTGGGGACATCAATCCGGAAGGTGGAGTAATCATCCAGACTTTCTTGCCTGAACACTTCGTTCAAGATGGAGCCAAGGTGACTATCCATGCTCACGCAGTTATAAAAACCAAAGAAGATATACCAGAAAGTCACCTGATGATGTGGTTAATTCGCAATGATTCCAGTAGAAATATTGCTGCCATTGGCATACCTGGTGTGCGTGTATATGCTGCCGCTTATAAACGAGCTATTGGTGGTGGTGACAAAAACATAGTTTTGGTAAACGCAAAAGGCAAAGTAGTACAATCATAAAATCAGTTGACCTTGTTATAAATTCCTGTTATACTTAATTATATTTCAATAACTATGGAGTTTATCAATGTCACAGAAATCTGTAAAAAATACCGTTGAACGCTACAATATTGACAACTGTGTAAAAGTATTTGATGGTAGTCGTTATAAGATGATCTTAGCTGGTGCAGCTCGCGCTAGAGAAATTGCTAATAAACGTGTATTCTCTGAAAAAAATGGTGATCGCACCAAGCATACAAATAAACCTGTGGTTGAAGCATTATGCGAAATTGACCAAGGTTTATTTGGCGCAGAATATTTAAACAAACTTAAATAAGGAAAATATAATGGCAACTAACTCAAGTTTTAATCTTAGTAAAACAACTAAAAAACTTGCATGCGGCATTGCAAACAAACATGAACGCAGAAAGTTTTTGGATCTAATGATTTCTGCAGAATCTGCACAGGCAGCCGCTAAAAATCGTAAGTTCGTAGACCCAGCAACAAGTCAAAAACCTAGCAGAGGACCAGCACCAGAATGAGCGAAAAGAAACTATGGGACAGTATAGACAGTAGCATACTAAAAAGTCTACCTAATGCCGCACGTGGTTATGAACAGCGTATCAGTATCCCAGAATTTACATTCTTGGGCGGTGCTAATCAACCAGACTTTGGTGATGTTACTATTTGGTTCTACGGCAAAGACAAGACCATTGAACTTAAAAGTCTTAAGCAATACATATTCCAATATAGAGATACACGATTAAGTTATGAACGTGCATTAGATGTTATGTATAAAGATTTAATGAAAGCGTATGAACCAGATCGCATACGTATAGAAATTGAATATAGACCTCGCGGAGGTATAAGTAGTAGAATGGCAGTAGACAGTGACTGGGGACACTTAGGTGGGTCCGACACATTATGGCAACATCACAAGGATTAATATGGATTATAAAGTAAAAGACATTGGGTTGGCCGCATGGGGCCATAAAGAAATTGCCATTGCTGAAACAGAAATGCCGGGGTTGATCTCTGTCAGAGATGAATATAAGAATCAACAGCCACTCAAAGGTGCTCGTATTGCAGGTAGTCTACACATGACTATCCAGACAGCAGTTCTAGTAGAAACCTTAGTGGCCTTAGGCGCAGAAGTCCGATGGAGTTCATGTAACATATTTTCAACCCAGGATCACGCCGCTGCCGCACTAGCTGATCAAGGCATACCTGTATTTGCTTGGAAAGGTGAAACAGAAGAAGAATACTGGTGGTGTATCGAACAGACAGTCAGTGGTCCCGACGATTGGCAGCCAAACATGTTACTTGATGATGGACACGACTTAACCTGGTATATCCATGAAAAACATCCGCATCTAATAGAAGGAATCCGTGGAGTAACAGAAGAAACAACTACAGGTATCCATAAGATTAACGAAGCGATCGCCGCAGGTAAATTCAAACTACGTGCTATCAACGTAAACGATTCAGTGACCAAAGCCAAGTTTGATAACTTATATGGTTGCCGTGAAAGTCTAGTGGACGGTATCAAACGTGCCACTGATGTGATGATCGCAGGCAAAGTAGCAGTGGTAGCAGGCTTTGGTGATGTGGGTAAAGGATCAGCCGCGGCACTTCGCGCACTATCAGCACAGGTATGGGTAACTGAGATCGACCCAATCTGCGCACTACAGGCAGCCATGGAAGGCTATCGTGTAGTTACCATGGACTATGCCGCAGATAAGGCAGACATCTTTGTAACAGCTACAGGTAACATCGATGTTATCACTCGTGAACACATGGTGAAGATGAAGCACAACAGCATCGTATGTAACATTGGACACTTTGATAGTGAGATCGACATCGCTGGCATCCAGGACCTAGAGTGGGACGAAATCAAACCGCAGGTGGATCACGTGACATTACCTAACGGCAATAAGATTATCATTCTAGCCAAAGGTAGACTAGTCAATCTAGGTTGTGCTACTGGACACCCTAGTTATGTGATGAGCAATTCATTTACCAATCAGGTACTGGCACAGATCGAAATGTTCAATAACACTGAAAATTACAATATCGGACACTTATATCTACTACCAAAACATTTGGATGAGAAGGTTGCCCAATTACATTTGGCCAAGATTGGCGCTGAACTAACGGCCTTGACCGCTGAACAAGCCACGTATATTGGCGTTGCGGCGGAAGGCCCATATAAACCTGATAGTTATCGTTATTAATAGATCATAAAGTAATATTATTACCTCTCGGCCACCTGGCTAAATAAAAACGTGGCTTTGATGCAACAAAATTTATTTTGTGGCATTTTTGCAACAATTTAAAAACAGAGGAATAAGTAATGAAAAAATCATTAATCGCAACACTTATCGCTGGATTGGCTTTCAGCACAGTAGCAATGGCAGAAGATGCAAAAAACTTTGCACATATCCAATACACATTCCGTGACACGATCGCTGACAACAAAGCTGATACTAATCGTCAAGGTGTTAACTTTACGATTGGCCGCAAGGTGTTAGATAATCTAACAATTGACTTAGGTGAACAGTTCCGTACTGAACGTCTGAACAATGATACTGGTGTAAGCACAACACGTTTAGAAGCGGGTGCTACATACCAATACGGTTTAACTAAAGACATCTCGCTATACACACGTGGCGGATTAGGTCAGAAGTTTACTTCAAATCAAGACTATACATACTATTCAGTTGAACCAGGTATTAAATACTCTTTAACAGATGCAGTATCAGTTAAAGCAGGATACCGTTTCCGTGATGCATTCAGTGACACATACATTGAAAAAACAAACACAGTGCGATTTGGTGCTGAATATGCTATCGCTAAAGATCAAGCATTAACATTAGGTATTGATCGTAGCTATGGTGCCAGTGACTTCGTTGGTTATAATGCAGGTTACGCAATCAAGTTCTAATAGCAGAACTACCAAAAAAAGGCTATTTCGGTAGCCTTTTTTGTTGACTTTTTTATCTAAACCTGTTACTATTATAAGGTAATAATCTTATAAGAGGAAATAAAAATGTTTGATTCAATTGAAATTCGTAAAGTAACAAATGGATTCGTAGTGATCCTAACACAAGAAGATGAAACCAGTGAGTATGTATTTGATACTAGCCGTAAAGCTATTAAGTTTATCAAAGAATACGTAGAAACCAAAGTTAATCGCACGGTAGCAGACAGACAAGAAGCATAATTTTTTCGCCTGTTTTAGTAAAAATAAATAGTTTAAAGCAGTAAATTCAACGAAAACTGGAGAAATCAATGTCAAAAACCGTCTTAGTGACTGGCGGTGCGGGTTTTATCGCACACCACGTTATTGAAAATATTTTAAGAAATACCGATTGGAACGTAGTCAGCTTAGACAGACTAGACTTCTCGGGTAATTTAAATCGTCTGTCAGATATGATGACAGATTTTGATGCAGAAACCAAAAAGCGTGTGAAGATCGTATTCCATGATCTACGTGCTGAATTAAATCCAATGGTAGCTCGTGACATTGGTGATGTGAATTATGTCTTACATTTGGCCGCTGGTAGCCATGTTGATCGCAGTATCGAATTCCCAATGGAATTTGTCTGGGATAACGTAGTAGGTACAGGCCATATCTTAGAGTTTAGCCGTAAACTAAAAAATCTAGAACGTTTCATCTATTTCTCAACAGACGAAGTATTTGGTCCAGCACCCAATGGTGTTAATTACGCTGAACGTGATCGTTATAATTCAAGCAATCCATACTCAGCTACTAAAGCTGGGGGTGAAGAACTAGCAGTGGCATTTGAGAATACCTACAAGATGCCTATCTACATTACACATACAATGAACGTGTTTGGTCAACGCCAACATCCAGAGAAATTTATTCCAATGTGTATTCGTAAGGTAAATGACGGTGATGCTATCACTATCCACAGTGATGCAACCCGTACTATTCCAGGTAGTCGTTTTTATATCCATGCGGCAGACGTAGCAGATGCTATGATGTTCTTGCTGGGATTAGATGCAACTACATTGGCACCAGACTACGGTGATGCTAAATGTCCTAAGTTTAATCTAGTAGGCAAGCAAGAAATTAATAACTTACAACTAGCACAGATTATCGCTGATGCGCAAGGAAAAGAATTGAAGTATGAAATGGTAGACTTCCATAGCTCACGCCCGGGACATGACCTACGTTATGCACTGAGTGGTGACTACATGCGCAGTTTAGGTTGGGAACCTAAGGTTAGTTTAACAGAACGTATCGGTGAAGTGGTTGAATGGACGTTGAAGAACGACCGTTGGCTACGTTGCGAATAAGGATAACTATGAAAAATATCGTATTACTAACATCAGCAGTTTATACTAACTATGGTATCTATAATCCACAGGATCGTATCAAACAAACATTAGAAACAGCCAAGAGTGCTAAGAAATACATTCCTGGCGCAGTGGTTATCTTGGTAGACAACAGCAAAGTTGACGTACAGAATGACACTAGCCTAGAGTTTGAAGAACTAATTGACACAGTTGACTATTACATCGACAACAGTGACGACAATGATATCAAATACTTCCACAACAATGTTACTAACTATGACATTGGTAAGAACGCTATGGAAGCTCTGGGCATGTTGAAGGCATTGACATTTATTGTTGGTGATGATACTATGAAAAATGAAATTAAAGATGCTGATCGCATTTTCAAACTCAGCGGTCGCTATCAAGTAACCGATAAGTTCGATATTGCTAAGTTCAGCAACGACAATACCAAAGACAAATATGTGTTTAAGAAAGCACAACCAAGTTGGATCAATCCAGCCGACACAGGAGTTAATACTCTATTACAAACACGCCTATGGTCATTTACTCCTGCTATGATACTAAATGCCATGCAGTTGTATAAAGACATCATTGAGACTATGGTTAAATTGTTTAACGAAGGCAAGTACATTGACAATGAACATGCGATGAGTAAGTTTATTCCAAGAGACCAATTGGTTGAACTTGAAACAGTAGGACTAACAGGTAATATCGCTCCCAATGGCATGATGATCATTGACTAATGAAAAAAGTATTAATTTTAGGTGGCAATGGTTACATTGGTACAAGGCTCAAAGAAGTCCTGAGACAACTGCATTTCGTTAAAACCAACGACATCTGTTGGTTTAATCATGATGAGACCGGTGACCGCAGAGATTATCACAAGCTAACTAAGAAAGAATTAGCAGAAGTTGAGGTAGTCATAGTTCTTGCAGGTCACAGCAGTGTACCAAGCTGTAATGGAGCACTTCCGGGTCCATGGTTAAACAATGTCACTAACTTTACCAATCTATTAGACAAGCTAGATGATCAATTGGTTATCTATGCTAGCAGTGCTAGCGTATACGGTAATAGTGCACCAGGAGAACGACACAAAGAAACTAACAAGATATTTGTGCCTGTAAACAACTATGACGTTACTAAGTATGCACTAGATCAACAGGCAGTAATCGCTAACTTAACAGGCAAGCGTGTAATAGGATTGAGATTTGGTACAGTCAATGGATATAGTGCTAACCTACGTGTTGATGTGATGATCAACAGCATGTTTCACAGTGTACAGAATGGTCGAGGTATACAGGTCAGCAATAAACAAATCAGTCGTGCCATGTTAGGTATAGAAGACCTATGCCGTGCTGTAGAACGTTGTATTGAACAGCCAGTGCCGGGTATCTATAACCTAAGTAGTTTTAACGCCACAGTTGGTGAGATAGCTGAAGCGGTTAGTAGGAAACTTGGTGCCGAGATAGTAGACAAGGGCAATACTACCAATGCCTATGACTTTGCATTAGACACAGGATTGTTTGAACAGACATACGATTTTGAATTTAAAGAAACACCAGACACGATATTAAATGGATTGATAGAGCACTATGGAGAAAGTTTGCCGCAGTGGAGAGACAAATATATAATTTATAATTGGGAACAAGATCATGCAAGACGCTAAAGAATTAAAAGAATGCCTTTGCTGTGGCAGTGAAAAACTAAAATTAGTCCTGGACTTAAACGAACAGCCATTGGCTAACAGCTTTAAGAAAACAGCAGAGGAAGACGAACCAACATTCCCATTACGATTAAATATCTGTGAAGACTGCACACACTTACAATTAAGTCACGCAGTAAATCCAGATTTATTATTTAAGAACTATCTATATGTGAGTGGCACAAGTCAAACACTCCGTGACTACTTTGATTGGTTCGCTAAAGAAACGCTTACATACGCACCAGACGCTAAGACGGTATTAGACATCGCCTGTAACGATGGCAGTCAATTGAATAGTTTTAAAGCTCTAGGATTAAAGACCTATGGAGTTGATCCTGCAGAGAATCTACATCCATTGAGCAACGCTAACCATGAAGTGGTATGTGATTACTTTACAGACAAATATACATATCATTATAAAATGAAACAGTTGGATATTATCACAGCGCAGAACGTGTTTGCACATAACAGCTATCCGCTAGAATTCTTAAAACAATGTAAAGAAATCATGAGTGATACTAGCGTATTATTCATACAAACCAGTCAAGCAGACATGATCCGTAACAATGAGTTTGACACTATCTATCATGAGCACCTAAGTTTCTTTAATGCCAGCAGTATGAGCGCATTGGCTCGTCGTGCTGGATTGTATTTGATTGATATCCGTAAAACACCTATCCATGGTAATAGCTATATGTTTGTGTTTAAAACTATTGCCGAAGATACCAGTCGAGTTGATGCAGTGTTAGCGGAAGAACGTGCATCGGGCTTGCAGGATATGAATACGTATCTCGACTACGCTGATCGTGCTAGCACTATCGTTGAAGATCTGAAACAGACTATCATGCACTATCGTACACTGGACTATCTGATCGTGGGTTATGGTGCAGCGGCCAAAGGTAACACATTATTAAACTTTGGTGAGATCCACTTAGATTACATCATCGATGATAATCCACTTAAACAAGGTCTATACAGTCCAGGCATGAGTACACCTGTGGTGCCTATCGCTAAGTTAGATGAATACGCAGATGTTAAAGTAGCGTTTGTGCCGTTGGCTTGGAATTTCTTCACAGAAATTCGTAAGAACATCAAGAATAAACGTGACCGTGAAGGTGATGTGTTCATCCGATATTTTCCAACTATTAGCATAGAATAATGAAGAAAACCTTAATCAGTCACTTCTATAACGAGGAATACTTATTACCATGGTTTCTTAATCATCATAAACAGATATTTGATCACGGAGTAATGATCGACTATCATTCAAATGATCGTAGTGTTGAGATTATCAAAGAAATCTGCCCCACATGGGATATCGTCACTAGCCGTAATATAGATTTCCAAGCAGACAATATCGACACAGAAGTCATGGAAATTGAAAAGCAGATAGATGGGTGGAAGATAGCATTAAATGTGACTGAACAGATGATCGGTGATTATTCAATCTTAGACGACACACCCAGACAATGGCTTATACCTACGGTGTTTATGGTAGACACAGATAGAGATCGCCCTGTCACGCAGGATCGTCCACTGTATGAGCAAAAGCATTGGGGATTTAGTTTCAAAGACAGCCAACGTGATTTTCTAGAACGTCGTAGTCGTAGCATACATAATGTTCCGGTATACTATCCTCCACATAATACTCCAGAGTGTATGGGTCCTGGACGCCACTATCATAGCTATAATACAGACAAACTAGTGGTGTTCTATTATGGTTGGTGCCCATTTGACGATGGTGGCATCGCACGTAAACTACAGATACAGACACAGATACCATTGATTGATCGCCAGCGAGGTTGGGGATTCCATCATATCACAAATAAAGAAACATTAACCTATAGACTAGAGAATGAATTTATTCCTAGATCTAGAGACCTAACAGAGGACATCAATTACTATGTTACCAAACATAAAAATCTTTCAAATATACTTTAAATCTGAACTGATAGTCCATTGTGATCCACACTTTGTTCCTTTGGATAACACGGACAATCCTAATCCAGAACTGCGTGAATGGGACGTATGGAATCGCGAATATGATAAATTAATAGCTAGTGATCTAGAATATTGGGGTTTCGTCAGTTGGAAGTTTAAAGAGAAAACGAATCTAACAGGACAACAGGTATACGATTTTATCAATGCTTACCCTGGACAAGATGTTTACTTATTAAATCCCTGTATCCTTAATGAAGCTTGCTTTGCCAACAGTTGGGAGCAAGGCGACTATCATCATCCAAACATCAGCGCGATTGGTAATAAGTTTTTACAAAAGATTGGCTATGGTGATATTGATGTCAAGAGCATGTTATTGGATCGTAATACCACAGTGTTTGCTAACTATGTAGTTGGTAGCCGTAAGTTCTGGACTAAGTTTATGGAATTCAGTCGCAAACTGTTTACTGAGGCAGATAAGGATCCTGTGTTCAAAGAAGAAGTATTTGGCGCAGGCCGCAGTAACTATGCACACGACAAGACACTACCTAATTTTACATTCCTAATTGAAAGACTGATTCCTACATTCATTGAATTAGAACAACTAAGTGCTGTAGGATTTAAACATTCGCCCGACACACTAGCTATGAAATATCAACCCTATGCTGATGATATCATGGCACTAAGTGACCTAAAAGTAGCTATAAATCGCTACAGTTCAGACGAATTGTATGATATTTGGAACTTTTATCGCCACAAATTTCTAGGCCAACATCAAGGCATTTTAGGATTAGAATAGTTATCTCAATATTTGGTTAGTTTTATACGTATAAAACTCTGGATTCTCGTGGCTACATAATACTACGTTCGGAGGATTAAGAATGAGTAATAACGAAACCGAATCAAGATACTATTGCGCAGGGAGATATTGCACAATGAGAGAACAGTGTCATAGACACACATCAAGCACTGGAGTTAACCATGCTCCATTTGAAGACTATGATTTATTGGCATTAAAGACGCCAACTAAATTATGCCAACACTACATCGATCGCGACGCCGCGACAGGTGTAAATTCTTAAGGTAACTGCCTAAAGACAAATACTAACAGGAGGGAAAGATATGAGCGAGTTTTCACGTCTCAAAAAAATACTAACCTGGACAATGATGTCCACAACAGTTTTAGCACTAACAGCAACACCAATAGCACTAGGCAGTGAAGCCAGTGATTTTGGATTTAAATTAGTCAAACAACAAGAAGCAAAGATTACCAGACAATTAACCTGCTTGGCTCGAAATGTATTCTATGAAGCCAATGGTGAACCTATGGCGGGGCAGATGGCAGTAGCACAAGTCACAGTTAATCGCGCCAAGAGCGGACTGTTTCCAAATGATCTATGTGCAGTAGTAGCACAGACCACAGTAGTCGAAGGTGATCGTGTTTGCCAATTCTCGTGGTATTGTGATAGCCGTGCTAACAAGAACAAAGTAATTGACAAAAATAATCCCAGCTATATCGCCGCTAAGAGTGTTTTCTTAGAAGGCAAAAAAGTAGCCAATATTGATCGAGATGTTATGTGGTTCCATGCCGCAGACATCAAAGTCAACCCACGTTGGCCACACAAGGTTGCCGCAGAAATTGGTAATCACGTGTTTTACAAACGCCAAAAATAACTTGACCTTTTGCTATCACTCGTGTATAATACATGCATGAGTGATAGATATCAAGATCCAAATTGGGGCAAGCACGGTAATCCAAATAGAACTGATTGGTCACGGACTTCGCGTGGGTTAGACGAATTACGTTCAAACTTTTGGTCAGTTAATCGTACAGATCGACCCTTATTCCATGATGGTACAGATACCAAAATCAGCGTTTGGACAATCGTTTGGGTTATCGCATTTATCATCATACTCAGTGGTTTTAGCGAAACTGCCCGTGGGGTAATATTCTACGGTATTAATCTAACTGAAAATTGGTATGCTGGTGTAGACAGTATGTTAGACGCATTAGGCGCACCTAAACTACCATAACAACTAAATACAGGTATAGCGACACAATCGCTATATTTTAACAACTGCCCAAAAGGCGAAAGGAAGTAAAATGGCAAACTATAATGTATCAGGGTTAGAAACCTTGGCTGATTTAGCCCACGAAGCGGCTATCAAAAGCATTCCTAGCAAGCCACTAGAAACTACAAAACCAGCAGAAAAAGAAACACCTGTTTGCGCAGACAACGACAAAGCCTGCACAAAACGCTGGATTGATAGTTTTAGTGATTGCTGTTAATCAAAGGTAAAATCAAGTTTAAAATACCTGTTGACACTGGCCGATAAATATCATAAAATGTATTATATCGACTAGGGGTCAAACATGACTGTAGATTTTCAAAGAATTGAGAACTGCCACGTAGTTCACAAACCATGGGGAACAGAAACTTGGTTAATGCCAGGCAATGATGTTTACCCATTTGCACTCAAAGAATTAATCTTAAAAGCGGGCTTTGTAACCAGCCTACAAGTTCACCAATTCAAATCTGAAAGTATCCATTTACATGTAGGTAATGGTGCATTGATTTACCATCCTAAGCCGTTTGATTGTCAGCGTTATCTGGCTGGCGGATATTCTGCTGAAGAAATAGCACAGATCAAAAGTGAATTGATTACCCAAGAACTAGCCCCAGGTGCTGTATTCCATACACCACCCTGCACCATCCACCGTATGGTCGCGTATGATGATTTACATTACACAGAAGCCAGCACTACTCAATTAGATGACGTGATACGCCTTGAGGATTCAGCAAATCGAGGACACGGAAGGATCGATGCAGAACATGAAAAACAATAAATTAACAGTATTGATCCTAGCCGCCGGCTATGGTCGTCGTATGGGCCCATTCAGTCGTATGGTTCCTAAAGCACTTATCCCATATGACAATAAACCTTTGATCAGTCATATCATGGAAAAGTTTGATGTAGGCACACGTTTTGTTGTTGCATGTGGCCATATGGGACAGTATATCAAAGATTACGTAGGTGTAGTCCACAGTGATAAAGATGTAGTATTCGTAGACATTCCTAACTATGCGGAAGGTGATACAGGTCCAGCGACCAGCATACAGGCCTGTGCCAAATACATACACGGTGGATTCATGTGGTTGGCCTGCGACACACTATTTGATTTTGAATATAGAGATAAACTAGATCACGATTGGATTGGGGTACATCCAGTTGACAGCAACATCGCACAAGACTATTGTTGGATCGAACGTGAAGCTGATACTATCATCAGTGTAAAGAATAAAGAACCTAGCAAGACCGCAGTTGATGCATTCATTGGATTGATGTATGCTAAAGATGATCAATATCTGAACAACTTGATCCACAGCAAAGCCAAAGAAACTCCAGAAGGTTTCGAGGGATTAAAACTACGAGCACACACCGTCAGAGGTTGGAAAGACTTTGGTACCTATGAGAAATGGGAAGAACTGTCAAGTGAGTTTACTGATGTAAGTTTTCCTAAGCCAGATGAACTATTCTATAATGATAATAAAAAGATCATCAAGTTCTGGACTAATCCCAAGCAAGCAGAAATGCGTGTAAAACGAGCAAACTGTAATCCGGAGGCTATGCCTAGCAATGTAGAACAATCAGGTAACTTCCTAATTCATGACTTTGCTAAAGGTGATATCGTATATAATCAATACTCACCAGAAGTGTTTGAAAAAATGCTTGAATGGTGTGAGTCAACATTGTGGAAACCTGCTCCATCTGAGAACGATGCTGATATCGGTCACCTAACTATCTGTAATAAATTCTATCATGATAAAACCATGGAACGTGTTGAAATGTTCCGCGCCAAGTATGCTAACTGGAGTGAGCCCTGTGTGGTCAATGGAGTTGAAGTAGATACCATCGACACATACCTAAGCAAGATTGACTTCACTTGGTTAACTACAGAAACATCATGGAAGTTCATCCACGGTGATCTACACTTTGATAATACGATTTACCAACACGGACAATACCTGGGTCCATTGACTGATACAGACTTACATAAAGACCAGTATACAGAAAAGTTTACTGCTATCGATTGGCGCACTGACTTTGGTGGTGCACTATATGGTGACCAATATTACGATCTAGCAAAGATGCTA